GCGTTAGATACGGGTTCAATTCCCGTTGCTACAACCAAATTTTTTATTGTTGACAATAATTAGAATATATGGTATAAATATAGTATGAGTAAGATCATACTTCTATTGGTTACCGCAGCCTTATTGGGCGGGTGCCAAACGGTCGGGGCGCAACCCTCGATACTCGCTCCTCACGCAAGAGCTTCTTGGTATTCCTATGGGTCAAGAACAGCAAATGGGGATAGATTTAATCCATATGGCAGAACAGTTGCCCATAAAACGCTCCCATTTGGAACGGAGCTAAAATTAACAAATCCCAGTAATGGCAGATCAGTTACTGTAACAGTCAATGATCGTGGGCCGTTTGTCCGAGGAAGGGATTTAGACGTAACAAAAGGTGTCGCAATAGAATTAGGATTTATTGATAAAGGATCAATAGTTCTCAATGTACAACTTATAAAATTAGGATACTAGTATATAATGGCAATGATTAGATTTAATACAGAAGAAGTATTTCAAGTTGATTCGCAAGAATATGAAGTACTAACTAATGCTGCTCTGGGAATCAAAAATGTTGAAGGTGCAGTAGTTGAAATTGGAACTCGCCGAGGCGGTTCTGCTAAGATGATTATCGACGCACTATCTCACAATGAAGATACAGATCGTTCGATGTTTTGTATTGATCCTTATGGTAACATCGAGATCGAGTGCACTAATCTTAATATGAAACTACACTATCCAGACACGAAGCTAGAAGGTGATCCAGATTCAAAAGAGATTACTAAACCATATCGATTTGACTATGACAACGGTATGCGCAACCAAGTTATCCCGTCCTTGTACTACTACGCGTATGCTGCTGGACTAAACTTTAATTTCTTCTGTCTTGAGGATGTTGAATTCTTTAATCGCTACGCAGACGGTGTTCCTGTATACCAGAATGAAAAGAAGATTGAAAATAAGTATGCTTTTGTTTTCTTCGATGGTCCACACGACAATAAAACACTATTCTTTGAAACAGAATTTTTTATTAAACGCTCAGTAGTTGGTACAGTATTCGTATACGATGATATTTGGATGTATGATCATGCTGCTGTAGAAAAGATGCTTTTTGCTGCAGGATTTGAGACCAAAGAAAAGAAAGTAATTAAAGCTAGCTATGTAAAGGTTAAGTAATGAAAGTAACTATATATACAAAAGATAATTGTAGCTATTGTGTAAATGCTAAATCTCTTTTATCGGCACGTGGCATTGCTTACACTGAGCAGCGTCTTAACCAAGACTTTACTAGAGAGCATCTTACTGAGATGTTTCCATCAGCCAAAACTTATCCTGTGATAGTAGTTGATGGATTCTATATCGGTGGATACGATCAGTTAAAGAAAATGCTGAGTGAAGAAGTTAATACCACGCAGAAATTCTTAAGCGAGGGTGTATAATATGNCAATGTCGCGTGACAGTCTTTTAAAAGACTTGAGAGCAAATGTAATCGAAGTTATGTTTACTAAAGTAGATGGTACTCAGCGTAACATGCGGTGCACACTTCGTGCTGATCTTCTGCCATCTACTTTCGTGGCTGAGTCAGACCAAGAGACAAAGTTCCACAAAGAAAATAAAGACGTGATCGCGTGTTGGGACGTCCAAAAGGGCGGGTGGCGCTCATTCCGAATTGACTCGGTACAGTATGCACAGGTTCTCGACGCATACTAAATAATAAAGGATAAATTAATATTGGTTGATGCGATTAGTTCGCACCGTATGCGTTATGTTGTAGAAGTTGAAGACGTGCTTGAACATGCCCTCGACACAGTAGTTATGCAAGAAGCAACTGAGTTTAGCCAAGAACATCTTGGCGAGCAAATTAGTTCTTATCGCGAGATTACTGAAGAAGAATACCTAAAAATCTTCGATGAAGATAATGATTATCTTAAACATTGGGATAGTGAAAAAAAAGTTTAATATTATTACAAAACTANNAGAGAAAGAGAATGTCTGATTACTGGCAATTTTTATGCCATCTAGCATGATTAGAAGCATCAATTGTTTTACCACAACGACAAGTAATTCTTATTCTGTTTTTTGCAGATAAAGACATTTTATCTTTTAAATCTTGTGATAAAGTAATATCTTTTCTTGGTGATGGTATATTTCTTTGTTTGCGAGTTTGGCTAATTTTTAATTTTGTTTCNNNNGAAACAAAATGACCTTGTAACGATTTACCTGTTTTGTTACGAGTTTCTTGTGATTGTTTTTTACCTAAATTGGATTTTGAGGCGGCTATTAAAATAGCTTCATCATGACTGATGAGCTTCAGTAATCCTTTGTATGCAAGTTCATCTTGCCAACGACCATATTCTTCCCATAGTTTTTTGTGCGCTTCAGCGTGTTCTTCTATGGTAAGATAAACTAAATTAGAAGGATCATCTGTTCCTCCCATATGCTTTGGGAGGATATGATGTTTGTGATAAATATTCATAGCTGATGTCCTTTCCGACGTTAGAGTAGTTGGGTCTGACCACCGCGAACTACAAAGTTATTTATAAAATTATAATTTTAACAAAACAGGAGTGGATATAATATGGATAATAATTTTTGGGGATACCACTTGATTCTTGATTGCTCGGGTTGCGATCATGATAAGATTACAAACTATGATAATGTTTACAGTTTTGCCAAACAGCTAGTCAAAGATATTGATATGGTTGCTTATGGTGAACCACAAATTGTTGACTTTGGTTCAGGCAATAAAGCAGGATTTACTCTTGTTCAGCTCATTGAAACGAGCAATATTTGTGGTCATTTTGTTAACGAAAACGATACTATGTACCTTGATGTATTCTCTTGCAAAGACTATGATACTGCAACAGTAACTAAGTTAGTTAAAGAATACTTCGGCGCTAAAATGGTCCGTCCAACATTCTTGGTGAGACAAGCATGATAGTAGGATTCACATGCGGGGCTTTTGACTTACTGCATCCTGGACACATCTTTATGTTAGCAGAATGTAAGAAACAGTGTGACCGCCTCATAGTCGGTCTTCAAACAAATCCAAAATATGAGAGACCTTGGAAGAATGCACCTGTACAAAGCGTGTATGAAAGATATGTCCAGCTTTTTTCATGTCGTCACGTAGATAGTATTATCCCATACGATACAGAAGCAGATCTTGTAAATATCATGGGTACTCTAACGATTAACAAACGATTTGTCGGTATCGAATATCTAGATACAGAAATTACCGGTCAGGATGTTTGTGAAGATCGTGATATCGAAATAGTCTATACTGAAAGACATCACAACTATTCGTCGAGTGAACTGAGAGGAAGATTAAAATGAGTTTCAGCGATAGTTTTTTCAACGAAGTTGTTGATATTGCAAATACACTAAATAAAAATGATGTTGAGAATCTGGTTGATCATTTAGTCGAAGTCAAGAAAATAGGCGGACGAGTCTTTATTCTTGGAGTTGGTGGATCTGCAGGTAATGCTTCTCACATGGTCAATGACCTACGCAAGCTCTGCCGTATTGAAGCTTACGCACCAACAGACAATGTTTCCGAACTTAGCGCTCGGACAAACGACGAAGGTTTTGACACTGTTTTTGATGAATATCTTAAAGTCAGTAAGTTCGATCACACAGACTCTATCTTCATTCTATCCGTAGGTGGTGGTAACAAAGAAAAGAACGTGTCCGTCGGTCTGATTAAAGCTATTGATTATGTTAAGTCTGTACAGGGTACGGTTCTTGGCATCGTAGGTAAAGCAGATGGTTATACTGCAGAACAGGCACATAGCGTTGTAGTCGTTCCTGTCGTACAACCAAAACGGATTACTCCTCACAGTGAAGCATTTCAGGCGGTAGTATGGCATTGCATCGTTTCCCATCCAAAACTACAGGTCGTTCAAACAAAATGGTAAGACCACGCGCCGTCTTTTTTGATAGAGACGGCGTACTCAACGAGTTAGTCGACCGTGGTGACAAAAAAACAGCACCTTGGAACGTTTCTGAATTCAAATTCATGCCAAACGTCAAAGAAGCTGTAGAGTTAGTTAAGAAATTAAGTTTTAAAACTTATGTAATAACTAACCAACCAGACATGTATGACGGATACATGTCTAAAGAATCACTAGACTTGATGATGAAGATGACTGTTAATTGGCTAGACATAGATAGTCAATTCTGTGCTTTCGATAGAAAATCTAATCTATATAAACCAAATAATGGGATGATAGAGTACTTCATCAATATGTATGGTATCGATAGGACAGAGAGCTTTATTATAGGTGATAGATGGAAAGATATAGTAGCCGGTGACAAGAGCAAACTGAATACTATATTCGTCGGCGATGAATATACGTGTCCACTAGAATATGAACATATACAACCATATTACATTCGTAAAAATGTATTCGAAGCGTGTGAATTGATAAAGGAACTAGAACAATATGACTAAAATATTTTGTGATTCAGGTGATCTTGCTGGTATTATGGAAGCCTCCAAGAATCCACNAGTAGTAGGTTTTACTACTAATCCAACGTTGCTTGCTAAAGCAGGTGTNACGGACTACGAGGGCTTTGCTAAAGAAGCGATCGCATTTCTTAAATTTAATCGTCCGGACACAAATCTTTCGTTAGAAGTATTTGCTACTGATAAAGAAACAATCAAAGCTCAAGCTCTTAAGATTGCTTCATGGGGCGAAGAATCAGATTATATGGTATACGTAAAGATTCCTATTGTTAATCCTGATGGTACTGATAACTATGATTTAATCGGNCAACTTTCACCTATAATCAATATCAACGTTACAGCCGTGTTTACTGAAAACCAGATTTATAATGCTGTTCATAATCTTATTAATNGTGAGAGAGATCATATTATTTCTATCTTTGCTGGGCGTATCGCAGACGTCGGCCATGATCCGATTGCTAAGTTTAAGTTCGGTGCTTCTATTTTCAGTAAAATGTGGCATTTCGATGTCAACATTGATTTCCTTTGGGCTTCTACACGCCAACCTTCAAACTATTCGGATGCTGTAGCAAATGATGTTGATATTATCACCATGAGTCCAGATCAGATCACTAAAGTTGAAGGTTTCTATAAAAAAGACCTGTATCAGTTTTCTGTTGAAACTTCTGCTATGTTTGCTAATGATGCTGCTAAGTCTGGATTTACTATCAATGTTTGAAGAGAATGAAATTTCCACAAATGCAAATGGTGGGACCGAGATAGCAAAGCGGTCTCTTGGTTCTTTAATTGATCCTGAACTTCAGAAACATTTTCAAGTTATCTCGTCTCGACCTCGCGAGTTAGACGAGTCAAAAATCCGTATCTTCTTTGCACACGATCTACCTGAAGATCCCGAGTCCGCTAAGTTCAAAGAGCAATCTTTTAAAGATTCATTCCATAAGTTTGTCTTCATTAGCAACTGGCAGTATCAGCGCTATCAGTTATTTCATGGATTTGGATACGATAACAAGTCGATCGTCCTCGAGTCTGGCATTGTCCCTGCACCAAAAGAAGCAGTGTCTAAACCAAAAGATGGTACTATCCGCCTTGTATATACTTCAACACCTCAGCGTGGCTTAGAATTGCTAGTACCTGTGTTTGAATTTCTTGCTGAAAAACATCCAGAGATCCATCTAGACGTATTCTCTAGCTTTAAGATCTATGGATGGGATGAAGCAGATAAGCAGTTTGAACCACTATACGATCAGATTCGTAATCATCCTAAGATGACCTATCATGGGTTTGTAAAGAACGATATACTTAAAGAACATCTAAATAAAGCAGACATCTTCGCTTATCCGTGTATCTGGACGGAAACTAGCTGTCGTGCGATGCTAGAAGCTATGTCTGCAGGATTGATATGTGTGCACCCTAACTATGGTGCTCTGCCTGAAACATCTGGTGCTCTAAACGTTATGTACCAAGGTGACTCGGATAAAGTAAAGCACATGTCAGTGTTTGCAAATCACCTGAGTGCGGCTATCAATCTGATCAAAGAAAACAGACAAGAACATATCGTTAACTTCAACAAAGTTTTCGTGGACAGCCGTTATAACATTGACTTTATTGCTAGCAAGTGGACTGCTATGCTTCGTGAACTTCTAGAACAGTATCCAACAGAAGAGTCACGTAAAAAGCCATCTGCAAAATTTGTGTATAGGACATAATATGATTATTTCAAAAACTCCTCTTCGGATTAGTTTTTTCAGTGGGGGCAGTGATCTGCCCTCATTTTTTACAAAAGAAACCGGTGCAGCGCTGTCTGTAACTATTGATAAGTATATATACGTAATGACTCACAAGACTCCACATATTGGTATCAAAACTATGTATGATGAAGTAGAGATGTCGGATGATATTTCTACTATGCAACACACGATTACTAAAGAAATCCTTANGTACTTTAATATCGAAAATAATCACCAGATCGCATCTATATCTGACATCTTATCTAAAGGTTCTGGTCTTGGATCGTCCTCTGCATTCACTGTCGGTCTCTTTAAGAATTTAGAACACTATAGCCAAAAGCACTGGCCACATCGCAGCCCAAGAGATCCAGAAGTATTGGCAGAGATGGCATACGAGATCGAGAGAAACCGCTGTGGTTATCCTGTAGGTAAACAAGACCAATTTGCAGCAGCTTTTGGTGGATTTAACTTATTCGAGTTCAGACCGTCGTATACAAACGTTACTCCGATCCTAGATACGTATGTTCTAAACAGACTAAACAATAATCTGATGCTAGTATATTCCGGCCGAGGTCGATCTGCAAACTCGATCCTTCAGAAGCAACAGGAAGGTATGTCAATCGACCCTGCAAAGTTTGACGCCGTACGTCGTGGACGTGACAAGGCATACGAAGGATTTAAGTATATTAAGGATGGTGACATTGACTCTTTTGGTAACCTATTCCACGAGGCATGGGTAGACAAGAAGAAGACTGAGTCATCAATAACCAACTCATACTTCGACTTAGTCTATGATCAAGTTATCGCTGCTGGTGCCCTTGGTGGTAAGCTTCTTGGTGCAGGTGGCGGTGGATTCTTCCTATTCTATGTACCGGAAGAAAATCGATATAAAGTACGAACTACTATCGAGAAAGATACAGAGTGTAAGATCTACGACTTTAAGTTCGTTCAAGACGGAAGCCAGGTTATAAATGGNTGATAACATAAATATATCAGTTGACAACAATTGCTAAATGAGGTATTATAGTAAATGGATAATAACAATAATAATATAATACCATTTCCTAAAAAGAATATCAAGATTCGTTCTGAAAATAGTCCGAATCTTGAAGAGATACAAAATAATTTAGAAATGATGAAACACTACCATATTCAAGAAACAATAGCTACTGTAATACCTATTATATTCAACCAGCTTGACATCTCAGGATTCTACGTTCCTGACGAAGAGAGTGAAGATGAAACTGCTGATATTAAAGAAGGAGCTTTGATCGTTGAGTCTATTAGGTCTCTTATGTGTAAACACTACGGAATGTATCATCCATTCCAAAGGATAGCAGAAGATGTGTTTATTCAAGATCAAGAAGATGAAAATTCATTTAAGATTGTTGAAGAATTAAATATAGTATTGAAACAAAGTGAAACAGAATAAGGTGTAATTTGTTTATTGTTGATTTAAATCAAGTGATGTTATCAAACTTAATGATGCAGTTGGGCAATCATACCAATGCCCAATTAGAAGAGCAGATGGTTAGGCATATGGTATTAAACGCTCTTCGCAGTTTCAAAGTTAAATTTGGGCAAGAGTTTGGCGAGATGGTCATTGCGTGTGACAATACTAACTATTGGCGCAAGAAGATCTTTCCATATTATAAAGCCAATCGAAAGAAGAACATCGCTAATTCAGAACTTGACTGGAAAGCTATATTCGAGTGTCTTAATAAGATCCGTTCAGAACTTAAAGAATATTTCCCTTACACCATCATCGACGTCGAGTCGTCAGAAGCTGACGACATTATTGCTACACTAATAAAGCAGTACTGCGCGGATAACGAGGCAGCAGAACCAATCCTTATCTTATCAGGCGACAAAGACTTTGTACAGCTGCATAAGTACAAGAACGTACGTCAGTATGATCCGGTACGTAAGAAATACATAACTCATGAAAATCCAGATCTTTTCTTGAAAGAACACATTTTGAAGGGCGACTCAAGTGACGGTATACCAAATATCCTCTCTGGCGATAATTGCTTTGTTGTGGGTGATCGTCAAAAGCCTTTAACGCAAAAGAAGATCGACTCTTTCATCTCCACAGAGATGTCATCTCTTCCTGAAAATATACTCAGGAATTACCATCGTAATGAACAGCTTATTGACTTAAACTTTATTCCAGAAGAGATCTCTACTAAGATCATTGATCAGTATAAAGTACAAGCTGGTACTCGTGATAAATCTAAACTGATGAAATACTTCATCGACAATAAACTAAAAAATCTAATGGACAGTATCGGAGAATTTTAATGGTAATCGGAATTGCAGAATTTCTTGAAAAGGTTGGTAAGCTTAAACGTACACAGGAAAAAGTCGACGCACTAAAGGCAAATGATAGCTTTGTCCTTCGTATTATTTTACAGGGAGCGTTCGATCCAAAAGTCAAGTGGCTTCTTCCTGAAGGTGTTCCACCTTATAAACCTACTGAATTAGTAGATCAAGAAAATGTTCTTATCCGAGAAGCGCGCAAGCTAGTATATTTTGTAGAAGGATTTCATCACAACTTAACACCAACAAAGCGTGAGCTAATGTTTATTGAATTACTAGAAGCAGTCGCACCAAAAGATGCCGAGCTACTGTGCGCTATCAAAGAAAAGAAACTACCTTTCAAGGGTATTATCGCTGAACACGTAACAGANGCTCTCCCAGGAATCTTCTAATGAAAAAGTTTAAGTATATCCATAATCCTGAAGATCGTGACTATTGGGATGGNGGTGAACATAAGTCTTTCGCCAAGATTAAAGAAGAGCGAGACGAAAAACGTAAGAAAAAGAGATTCGCTTCTGCTCTGCAGACAAAAAACGTTAAGAAGATAATGGATTTTCTCGACTATACTGAGGAAGAAGACTAATGCCATCTTATCTGTTTTTAAATAATGATACCGGTGAAGAGTATGAGGACTTTATGACGATGTCCGCTTGTGAAACATTTCTTGAAGAAAATCCACACATAACTCAATTAGTTCACGGTGCACCTATGATTGTATCTGGTGTTTCACGGAAGCCTGAAGCTGGCTTCCGTGATCTACTCAAAGATATTAAAAAAAGGAATCAAAAAGGGATTTCTCGTAGCACCGTTAACACATTTTAATAGAAAGCCCAAAATGGAATCCAATAGAAGAATAACAAGAAAAGAAAAAAGAGTTCTTCGTCAAAAAAACACTGAAAGAGAAAATACTCCAGAGAGATTTAATTTTACTCTTAAGAATTTTGAACCATTAACACAGAATCAACAATTAACATTTGAAAATTATTCTAACAACAAAAATCTGTTACTTACAGGAACAGCAGGAACAGGTAAAACGTTTTTATCCATTTATTTGGGAATGAAAGATCTGACTGAAAATAAGATTCAGAAGAAAATGATAATTGTCAGAAGTGTTGTTTCTACACGAGATATGGGTTTTTTACCAGGAAGTGCAAAGGATAAATCGCAAGTTTACGAAGCACCTTATTATTCAATATTTTCCGAGTTGTTTGGTAGAGGTGATGCTTATGAATATCTAAAATCTAAAAATAACGTTGAGTTTATTAGTACTTCTTTTGTGAGAGGAATTACACTCAGCGATGCTATTATCGTTGTTGATGAAATACAGAACATGACTGCCAGTGAGCTTCATACTATTTTTACAAGAATNGGTAAAAACTGCAGAGTTATATTCTGTGGAGATTTGAAACAAACAGACTTGAATAAAAATAGAGAATTGTCGGGCTTTGCTGATTTCATTAAGATCTTAATGAAAATGAGAAGTTTTGCTAATGTAGAATTTACAAGAGATGACGTCGTAAGAAGTTCTCTAGTAAAAGAATATATCGTAACACGTGATAAAATGGAAGACAGAAAAGAAATTCTCCCTCTATAACTTATAGAAATGATTACATGAATAAACAATTTCGTCATGAACTAGTTGAAGCAGCGCCCATCACGAATGTTGATACACCGGAGGGGCGCTACTATATCTTTACTGATGGTAGATCGGATGATAGATTCAGATCGGTAACTACCATATTAGGAGAAAGACTGGATAAGTCTGCCTTAGAAAATTGGAAAAAACGTGTAGGTCCCGAAGAAGTTCACAAGGTGAGTAACATCGCCTCGTCAAGAGGGACTGCAGTTCACAATTTAGCAGAAAAATATTTGCTAAACGATCCAGACTACAACAAAGGCGCGCTGCCATTTCCTAAAGCAACGTTTAGACAGATCAAGAGTATTCTAGATGAACACGTGGACGATATACTCGGTATCGAGATACCGCTATACTCTAGACTCTTTAAATGTGCAGGACGTACAGATCTTGTAGCTAACTTCGATGGAGTGCCATCGATTATAGACTTTAAGACATCTAAGCGTATAAAAGAAGAAAAAGACATTGAGTCTTACTTCATACAAACAACAGTCTACTCTATGATGTTTGAGAAGATCTATAGTATCAAGATACCACAAATAGTGATTATTATGGCAGTAGATGATGAATCGCCACAAGTCTTTGTAAAAGACAGATCTAATTATGTGAAACGAGTAATGGAAGTATTCCACCAATAAAGTAATTTGTTTAATAAGTCTAGACTATCCATAAAAAAATACCCTATCCGAAGATAGGGTATTTTTCATTTCATTTCTAAGAACAGAGTCCATGTATTATGGCTTGAATCTATAATTTGGATCTCATCACCGTCTACTAAGATGGTATAGTTAATATCATCTTCTGATACATTAGTGATCATCGCATCCGATCCAGCACCCGGATACTGTATATCTTCACCCAGTGTTAAAGATCTAAACTGTGCTTTTGCGAGAAGCTTTAGTGCTTTGTACGTGTTTAGTTTCATTATATTCTCTCAGTTTTAATACACCTTCGGGCGAGATGAACATCGCAATAGAGATGTCCTTTGGTGTATTTATAGAAGATACCTGTTTGATGTTATCGCGACCGGCGACTTTCAACAACTTTTTATAGTAAGTCTTCGCCACGTTAACTGAAACATACTTCCACGAATCATCAATCTTTAGTGTGCAGCGAAGCGTACTAAAGTACGCTTTACGTATATTATCCAAAGCTATTTCTAACCCGTTATCAACT